TAAACGATATGGAGAAATACAACGCCGCGGCTCTCCAGGGCTGGCGCGTGCTGCGGGTCACGCCCTCGACTCTTTGCACGTCCGCAACGTTCGACATGCTCAAGGTTGCCTTGGGTGATGTTATTGAGGGGCAGAAAATGCTTGACCTCAGCCATTGAGGTTCACCCGATCCATTCAACATCGTTGCACCCGATGAGTACGACTTTCAATCTTCCCCTCTCTATGCCGTCCTTTCGGGGACGGGGTGCACATAGAGGGGGATCTTTTTGCCAATGAGAATCCGCACCATCAAACCTGAGTTCTTTCTTCACGAAGCTTTGTTCGAGTTGGAGATTGAAACGAAACTGCCCATTCGCCTCGCCTTCATTGGGTTATGGTGCGCCGCGGATCGCGAAGGGCGTTTCAAGTGGGAGCCGCGGAAACTTGGAATCCAGATTTTGCCCTATGACTCAATCGACTTTTCACGCGTGCTTGACGCGCTGTTGTTGCGTGGATTCATTTTGAAATACGCGTCAACTTCGGGTGAAATTGGCCTGATTCCGTCCTTTCCTCGGCATCAAATCATCAACAATCGGGAAAAGCTCTCGGAATTGCCCGCTCCCCCTGAATCCTTGGAATATCAACCCTTTGACGCGTGCTCGACGCGTGAAGAACGGAACGACGACGTTGAAAAGTTTCCCTTGAGTGGAAGGGAAGGGAAGGGAAAGGAAGGGAACATGGAAGGGAAAGGAACAAGTACCCCCAAAGCCCCCAAGGGGGCCGCGTCTCTTTCGCCGGAACAAATCGAAGTCGGTTCTTGGTTTGGTCGTAGAGCCTCAACCGCATGGAGCGAGAAGGAAGCGAAAGCCTGGGCTAAGCTCTCCCCTGATTCCGTGACTGAGGGAATCACCGTTCTCGCTCCCCCGTATCGAGCCAAGGTGAAATTCACGCGACAAGACCTCCAGACGCTTCTGAACAACTGGCTAGGGGAGATTGACCGCTGGCGCAATTGGGCGGCTCCTGCGGCCTCTGACGTGAAGCCGTTGGCCTCTGGTGAGGGTCTGTCATTCCTGGATGATCCTAACGCCGTGTTTTTTGCTGAGGACCGGGAACGGGAATTGGCGATGAGTAACCAATCTTAACCAACATTGACTTATGACTGAAACCGAAAAGATCCAACAACTCACGAAGGTCGGGGATGGCGTAGCGACGGCGATTGTATGCCCACTAACAAACAAGCCGTTCCTTCTGGTGGCGGCTACTGAGGACGATTTAGAGGCGCTGCTAATTATGCGCTGTCAGTTCGAGCCGGAGCAGTTCACGGCAAGCAAATTCAGAAACGTGAAGGTGATGCTTGCCGGTGGCGAAACCGCTAAATCCAAAAGGGGAAAAACAGCATGACCACACCACCGCCCATTAGCCCCGAAGACATGCGGAGCCTTCAGGAAGTGTCCGCAGCGTATCGTGCTCGAATGGCCGCGCTCGAAGCAGAGAGAGCCACTATCCCGCAAAGCTCAACCGCTGAGCTTGTCGTTGAGTCCCTGGAACGTGTCCAGGTGCGCAAGTGCGTTGACTGCGGCGAGCAGTTCGAGGCAGTTGGCTTAACGGCCTATTGCGATCCCTGCGGCATTCGTGTTGACGCTGAATCTGCGCTGCCTCCGGTGAAGAATCTCGACTCGTCTTGGCCTAAGCTCCACGCTGGTAAGCTCCGCGAACTCCACGGCCCGGCTCTCAAGATGGGCGAGAAGCTTTCTTCGCGGATGTTCGGCAATCGCGTTTGTGTCTTGGCTGGCGACCGGGGACGGGGCAAAACTCAGATTGCAACGTTCATCGCTTACTCTCGGATCTGCAAGGGGCACGACTCGGGCATTTACTGCCGCGCCTGGGACATGGTGCGGCTTTGCTCTGGCTACGACAAGGAGGCGATTAAGTCGCTTCAGGCATTCCAGCGGGTTCCGTTTCTCTGCATCGATGAAGCGCATCGAATCGACCCAAAGCACATTCACGTTCTTGAGTCGGTGATTGACGCCCGATATGCGAATCGTCGCCCGCTGATGGTGATTGGAAACTGGTTGACCGAGAAGGGGATGCTCGATGGCGAGAATGTTTCAGGGCAGCATTTGCACGGCCTGGGGCCTACCATCATGGACCGGATCAACGAGCACACAGCGAATCGGACCGGGGGCGTTGTATGGTGTCGGTGGGAGAGTTACCGGGTTTGCGGGAACGGAAAGGATATGCCACGCCAATGAAGTCTCTGCCGCCATGCGATCACGACGAATGTCCGCCAACCAGATGTCTGGCGTTGGCATCATCCGGTTGTTCTGTGATGCGTTACCGCCTCGTCTTGAGCCATCCCGAATGGCCTCGCGAGACTCGCACCAAATGGCAGGATTCGCAGGACTTCACCAAGGCTCTCGCCAAAGCCAAAGAACTCGGAGTGACTGCCCGCGTCGAGTCACAGAACACCCAAGTTGACCAAAGGCCTTTGCCGTCTGGTCAAGCGACCTGTTCGGCGGGAGATAACCGGGGATGAAAGGGGTTAGCTGCAATCCTGTCCAATGCTTTTTAGTTATGAACTCAACCTTTGACATAGCGGTAATTAGTCCGCTCCATGACTTATGATCGACGGAAGTAAACCACTCGAAAACCCTCGTTATGAGCGTTTTGCCTGCGAGCTGGCGAAGGGGTCTAGTCAATACGTGGCTTATCATGTGGCCGGGTTTACACCCAATCGCGGCAATGCTACACGGTTGAATGCGAATGAAAGCGTTCAGGCTCGAGTTGCCTGGATCAAGGAGCAAGCGGCAGTTGAAACGATTTTGACTATCCAGGAAAAGCGGAAATTCCTAGCCAAAGTGGTGAGGACTCCAATCGGCAACGTTGATCAGGATAGCGATTTGTGCCAAGAGTTCGCGAAGACTTCCGACTCCATCAAGTTCAGGATGCCTGACAAGCTGGCGGCTATTCGATTGGATAACGATCTAGCTGGCGACGGCTCCGAAGCGGCGGCTCAACTTTCAAGCGTCCAGGTTTTGGCGCAGATTATGGGGGTGGTGAAGTGAGCGGTGGCGTTAAAGATACTGATACGTTGGGTGCCGTGCCTGGTTCGGCTTCTGATGCTCCTCGGCATCCACACACTCGCTGGGAGTCCATAGGAGAACTCATGGTCGATCTGATGATGAATATCACTCCTCGCCCGTTCTGGATTCAGTTCGACCGCTACGCGACTAAGATCACCGACGAAAACAAAGACTCCGTAGGGCATGGATTACACTTAGCCCTTGAGTTCCAACTCGCTCGGGAGCCGAACGCTTCAAGCTCTGCCACTGGCGGGGCGCAACCCGCATCGCCACCATGAAAGACTCATCCGCCCCGACAGTTGGCCAGCAGCGCCGTGTTCGTCCCCGTCACGAATGGCTTACGCAATGCGGAATGAGCATAGATGGCATGATCGGCTCTGGCATAGGTTGCGGGAAGTTTATACCAGCCTCCAACTGGATGAGGCGCGATGGAATGGACAGTCGCGGCGGAGCGATGGGGAACGCCCCTCTGTGCTCAAAGTGCTCTGAAGCGTAAATCGCAAAATATGCGAAAATAATAGTTGTGTATCTCGCATATTGTGCGAAACTAGAAATGTAACCAAACCGAACACACTATGAAAACACTCGACATCAAAAACGGCACCGCAGTCAAGATCACCTTCGGCATGGGCCGCTCAGTTCTCGGCCAAATCAGCGACAAGGTCGGAACCTCTTACGAAGTCACAACGGAAGAAGGGGATGTGGAATACGTCTCAAACTTCGTCACCGGAAACGAAATCGGCTGCAAAATCCTGTGAGCTTCCCTGAACAACTCAAATTGCAACGCGAGCGGCTCGGTCTAACCCAGGCCGAGCTTGCCTCGTTCCTGGAGGTTTCCCCGCGTGCCGTGTGGCAGTGGGAGAAAGGCACGCTTCCCAACGTGCTGACTCAGGAAGGGGCTCTTGCGAGGCTATCGAAGGCCAAGCGACGCACTCAGGGGACGAACACTGAGGCCAGCCGCGGCGAGCGATAGATTTCGATTACACGACCAGTCCGATTCGAGCCGTTGGACTGCGCCGTTTTGTTCGGCCTCGATTTCCATTTGATTTTATGAGCACGAAACCACAACGATGGATCATTCAGTTTACGGCTACGCGGGGCGATCAGACCGCCCGTGTGAAGATGGGAGCATTTGGCGCGACGCTTGCGCACGCAATCGCTTTTGTGATTGAGCACTGCAAAGGTCAGTATGATTCCATGACGGACTTTGCAGAGTGGCCGAACGTCCAAGCGCAGACACGGCGGGAGTAGCGCCCCGCCACGCGACATACGAGCTTCCCGCCGTTGTCTGCCGCGCTTTTGTTCGGCGGGTTTGTAATCACGACTATGATCAAGCAAATATCGACAATACCAGAGTGTGATGGGGAATGGGGAAAAGTAATCGCGCTAACCGACAAAGGGGAGCTGTGGGCCTTGGTGTTCCGATCAGCAAATTCGGGCGGCTTAACTTGGGTTAAATTGCCACCTCCGCCGACTGAGCCGAACGATCCAATCTAGCCGCCGCCGAAAATGAAGCTCGAATCCATCTCAGACGTTACCGGCGGTTGGCTACGATGCCTTGTTGTGCTTCTTGATTTGTCGCGTGACGTGGGCGGCAAGGATGGGTTGCAACCACGGGGCTGGGCCACTGCGAATGATCCAAGTGTGAGCGGTGGATACAGAGCATCCAAGGCAAGCGGCAAGTCGGGTAGCGCCCAAGGCAAGGCATTCGTTCCAGGTCATGGCCAAATCATACCCCGAAAAATAAAATGCGCAATGCGTAAAATAATCCTTGCAAGGTTCTACGCAATGCGTAAGGTCTTCGCATGTCCAACACACAATACCGCGTCTCCTTCACCGTCGAAAACGTCCGTCACTCCACACAATGGTTCAACTCGGAATCCGAGGCCATGAACTCCCGCTGGATGAACGAAGACAACGCCGAAATCATCACCCGCGAATGCCCAACCTTCACACGCCCATGGTAATCACTACTGCCCCCAACCAATCCGAGGAATCGCTCGGATTGGTTCGCCGCGCCGAATCCTTGATCGTCGCCGGAACGCGAAGCGGAAACTTCGGTCTGGTGACATCCTCCAAGGTATGCCGCGCAATCGCCACGATGGACGCTGAGGGCATCCATACGACGCTGCTGGAGGAAATGGGAATCCGCGCCGAGGTGACGGAAGTGCCAGGCGGCATGATGATCGAGGTGCCGGATCACCACGGGCTAAACGCCATCATGAACGCTTGCCGCACGTTCTTTGATGTAATCGGGGCGATGGGGCGCAATGGTCGAAAGGCAATCCGTGTGAGCATCCCGAAAGCGCCGGACGCTCTTATTCAGCAGAACAACCGTTAGACCGAAAAACCTGTGGACGAATCAGAAAATCCTAGCAGAAAACACTGAAATTCTAAAATACCATGAAACATTTAACCCGCATCGCCATCTTTCTCTGGCTGATAATCCGCTTCCCATTGAGCGTCATCTTGCTGGTTGCCTGCCTGATTGCGACTCCGATTCTATGGATTCAATTCCCTGTTCCTGTGCCGTGGTGGGCCTATGGTTTTGCAAGCATTGGCGCGCTTTTCTTTGCGGGGATGGGAGTCCTTATTTTAGTTTCGTTGTGCTGCCTTCCCTTTATTCTTGCAGATGAGGTTGCAAAAGCCTGGAGACGTTCCGACCCTTCGTCACGATGAAAAGACTTTTAGCCATTCTTGCCGCCCTTACCCTTTGCGGTTGTTCGACGAACTACGCCGGTAGGACCTACCTGAGTTGGTGGTTATCGACGCGCCAATGTCCTCACATTTTCGAGAGGGCCAAAGCACCATGGCCGAACGTCGAAAATCAGGCACGCGAACCCCAGACATTGAATGCACCAGCCGCGCCCTAGAGCGTTGCCTGCATTTTTCTTGTTCTGCTTTTTTCACCCCAGACCAACAAACATTATGCAAATCGTTAATCCAACATGGAAGGCCGCCCATCAATCGACAGACCCACTCCGAGCACGGGCTAAACATCGCTGGTGGCTCAAAGATCAAGCTGCCGCTGGCGACTACCTCAAGGGAACGCACAAGTTCGAGATGTGTCACAATCAAGAGCGGACGGGAGACTTCCGAATCATGACGGGACTCGAAGCGAAGGTTTTGAACGACAACCATAAGCAGTATTTCAGGGATGAGATCAATCGAGTGTATCCTGCCCGTGTGTCGGTGCCGATGAAGCACTGGACGCTGGTGGAGAAGTTCACGAGTGAGACGCCCGATGATGAGCAGCAGAACAACCGTTAGACCGAAAAACCTGTGGACGAATCAGAAAATCCTAGCAGAAAACACTGAAATTCTAAAATACCATGAAACATTTAACCCGCATCGCCATCTTTCTCTGGCTGAT